CGACGCTCAATGCGAAGACGAGGCTCGACACCGACACGAAGAGCTTTGTGCTCACGTACGGCGACGCGACGCTCAATGCGCGAACGAAGGTCGACGTCGACACGAAGAGCTTCGCGCTCACGTACGGCGCCGCCACGCTGCTCGCCGCGGAGTCAGTAAACGTCGACACGAAGAGCTTCGCGCTCACGTACGGCGATGCGACGCTCAACGCGCGGACGAAGATTGATGTCGGTGGCGCATCGACAAACGTCGCGGCGACCTCGGCGGGGGCCACCGGGTCTGCCTCAAGCGCGTACGGCGGCTACCCGGTAGAGAACACTCTCGACGGCAGCCGTGTGAGCGCCGGATGGGGCAGCGGAGGCGGGGGCTGGAACGACTCCACAGGCGATACGTGGCCCGACTGGCTGCAATCTACGTTTGACGACACCTACACCCTCACGCGTGCCGATGTCGTAACGCTTCGGGACGATTACTACAGCTCGGAAGAGCCGACGCTTGATCTGACCTTCTCGTCCTACGGGATAACCGACTACAAGCTGCAGTATTACACCGAAGGGGATTGGGCGGACATCCCAGGGACGTCCGTAAGCAGCAACAACAAAGTCTGGCGCAGCTTCACGTTCGACCCGATCAGTACCGATCGCATTCGCCTCTACATCACCAATGGCCTTGCCAGCTACTCGCGTGTCGTGGAGCTGGAGGCGTGGACCCCGCCCGAGGCGCTAAGCTACACCCTCACGTACGGCGACGCGACGCTCAATGCGAAGACGAGGCTCGACACCGACACGAAGAGCTTTGCGCTAACGTACGGCGAGGCCACCCTGGGCGGCGCGGTCCTGGTCAGCGTCGACACGAAGAGCTTCGCGCTCACGTACGGCGACGCGACGCTCAATGCGAAGGAAACGGTAAGCGTCGACACGAAGAGCTTTGCTCTCACGTACGGCGACGCGACCCTCACCGAAGGCGGTGGCGCGACAATCGTCGACGTCGACACGCTGGGCTTCGGGCTCACGTACGGCGACGTCGCTATCCTGGCGGCCGAGGCTGTCGCGTCGATCGGCGGGATGCCGATCGGCTACTCGCGCGTGCGCAAGGCGACGAGCGACACGCTGCGAGCGTTCCGCCGCTGGCTCGACGAGCTGCACCTCAAGAAGAAGGATGAGAAGGAGCTGCGCAAGGCGCTCGAACAGATCGAGAGCGCCGACGTCAGCGAGGCGCACGACACATGGCTCGAAGACGCGGCGCACCTCGCCCGCGTCATCCTCCTCGAAGCGCTCCGCAAGGAAATTGCCTTCGAGGCACAGCAGCGGGTCAACGAAGCCCTGGCCGCGATCGGCCGGCACGTGCAGGCGCTGCAGGAAGAGGAGCGCCTCCGCGCCGAGGAAGACGAGATCCGCCGCCTGCGCGCTGGCGAGAAGGCCGCCGCGGAGCACGATCGGATGGTCGAGCTGCTCGTCGCAGCCGAAGAGGAGCGTGAGCGCGACGAGGTGCTGATGATTGCGATGCTGATGGACGACGCGAGCTTCCTGATGCCAAGGAAGAGGCGCTAGGAACCGGGGGAAAAGGCCGCGCTTCGCTCCCGCGGCCCCGCTGGCGGCAGCCAGCCCCCCTCCCGACCACGAAACGGAGCGAAGAGGAGCGAAAACGATGAAGCAACCGCTGAAAGACCAGGAGCTGCAACGCTATTACGACGAAACGCTCGCGATGATGGCCTCCGAGGGCTGGAAAATGCTCATGGAAGACGTCGAAAGGGCTCTCGACGCGGTGAATCAGGTCGATTACGTCACCGGAGAGACCGATTTGTACTTCAAAAAGGGCCAAATCGACCAAATGCGGTGGCTTTTGCGCGCAAAAGACCGCTACGAGGCCGCTTACCTCGCTCTTCAAGTATCGGAGGGGCTATGATCCGCGTCTTCGAGTACAAATGCGCCGACGGACACCTCTCGGAGGCGTTTGTCGAGCCCGGAACGACCGAAATCGCCTGCAAAACGTGCGGAAAGCCCGCTTTTCGCGTGATTTCGATGCCCCGAGTGCGTCTGGACCCGATTTCGGGCCACTTTCCGAGCGCTTTGGGCGCATGGGAGCGCCGCCGCGAGGAGAAGATGGCCGTCGAGCAGCGGAACCTGCGCAACCACGGGGTATACGGGGACGGCGCATGGGAACGGGACCGCGGCACGGGCCTCTCGATCGACAGCACCGTCGAAGCGACCGTAGCAGAGTGACAAGGCGGCGCCGGTCCTAATGGGGCAGCCGGTGGCGCTACTTTTGAGCCCCCTAGAGCGAGGATAAGGCAATGACGACCAACGTGCAATCTACCGCGACCGTACTGCCGGACGACGACGACACGACAACCCCGACCCTCCTGAGCGATGAGGAGTTCGCGCAGATCGAGGAGGTTCGGCCCGACACGACTACGCCCGAGCCCGCAAAGCCCGCTCCGGCTGCGCAGGAGCCCCGCCAGCAGCCCGCCGAGGAGGAGGAGCTGCCCCAGCCACTCCGGGGCAAGACGAAGGCTGAGATCGCCAGGATGTACGCCGAGGCGCAACAGGTGATCGGCAGGCAGGGGCACGAGCTTGGCACGCTGCGCACCTACACCGACAACTTCATCAAGGGCGAGATGGCGAAGCGCACCGCGCCGGCCGCGCCGAAGCCGGCGAAGGAGCCGGAAGACGTCGACTTCTTCTCGGACCCGAAGAAGGCTGTCGAGGCGGCGGTCGCGCGGCACCCGGAGCTGAACCGGCTCAAGCAGGAGAACCAAGTCCTGGCGCAGGCGGCCCTGGCGACGCAGCGCGAGCGGGCGCAGGCCGAGTTCCAGCGGCGGCACCCGGACGCCGGCACGATCCTGGCGGACCCGAACTTCGCGACCTGGGTCATGCAGAGCCCGGTCCGCACGTCGCTCATGCGCCGCGCCGACCAGCAATGGGACGTCGAATCGGCGAGCGAGCTGTTCGGCACCTGGAAGGAGCTGAACGCGGCGCGAGCCGAGCAGACGAAGGTCGCGGCGGCCAAGGTCGAGGCGGACACGAAGGTGGCGGCACGCGCGGCGGCGGTTCCGTCGGGCGGCAACGCTCGGCCGGCGCCGGAGAACACCGGCAGCAAGAAGGTCTACCGGCGCGCGGACATCATCCGGCTCATGCAGACCGATCGCGACCGTTACGAGGCGATGGCGGACGAGATTCAGGCCGCGTACGCGGAGGGCCGGGTCCGCTGAGTCACAACAGCGTAAAAATGCTGTATACTATTACATAGCCTCAAGAACGCCCCGGATAGCGGCCTCGCGTCCGTCCGGGGCGCCCATCACGCGCCGCCCCGCCAAAGCTCCTGCACGGTGGATAAGCGGAATGCCCGGCTCCGGCCCCGCCAGCAGCGGACAAGCCGACGGACGAAGGCAGGAAGCTGACCCCTTAACCAACACTGGAGCATCACCATGGCATGGCCTACTGATGGAACAGGCGCAGTAGCATCTGCTGCGCTAGCAACTGCCGGCTTCGTGCCGGATCTGTGGATCGACGAAATCATCGCCGCGCACAAGGCGAACATCGTTCTCGCGTCTCTCGTTCGCAAGGTCAACGTCAAGGGCAAACGCGGCGACAGCATCACGCTGCCGGCGCCGACCCGCGGCGTAGCCTCCGCGAAGACCACGACCGCCGTCGTTGCGCTGCAGGTTGCAGCCGGCGCGGGCATCACGATCGGTCTGACGAACCATTGGGAGTACAGCCGACTCATCGAAGACATCGCCGAAGTGCACTCGCTGCCGTCCATGCGTCGGTTCTACACCGACGACGCCGGCTACGCGTTGGGCAAGGCGAAGGACACGAAGATTTTCGACACGGCGGTCACCCTCCAAGGCGGCACGAACGACGACAATTGGGACCACGCTGTTATCGGCAGCGACGGCTCCACGGTGTTCACGGACGCGTCCGATAACTCGACCGCACTGACGGATGCGGGCATTCGCCGGGTGATCCAAACGCTCGACGACAGCGACATCCCGATGAACGATCGCTTCCTCGTGATTCCGCCCGTCGCACGGCGCATCATGATGGGCATCGCGCGGTTCAGCGAACAGGCGTTCGTCGGCAACGGCACTGTGATCCAAAACGGGAAGCTCGGGAGCGTGTACGGCGTCAACGTGCACGTGACGACCAACTGTGCGGCGCCGGACACCGCGACGACGGTCAAGATCGGCCTCCTGGCGCACCGCGACGCGCTCATTCTCGCCGACGTGCAGACTGCTCGCGTGCAGACGCAGTACATGCAGCAGTTCCTTTCGACGCTCCTGACCGCCGACACGATCTTCGGCGTCGGGGAAGCGTACGACAAGGGTGGCGTGGCAATCGCGATGCCGGGCTGAGATAGCTAACGGGAGCCCGCTTCGGCGGGCTCTCTGATGCTGTCGAAACCCTCAACTACAGGAGACCCACACAATGTCCCGCCAATCGCTGCTTCTCCCGGAAACCGCTCGCGTCCTCACGGCAGCGACGCGGCTGACCCGTGAAGACAACGGCACCGTCTTCTTCCTCAACTCGGCCACGGAGTTCGATGTCGTGCTCCCGCTCGCGGAGCTGGGGATGGAGTTCACCTTCGTCGTGAAGGCGGCGCCCGCCAGTGCGAGCTACACCGTCACCGCGAAGACCGCCGACACCATCATCGGCCACGTGATCTGCTCGGCCGACGCGGCCGGCGACACCGAAACGACCGCAGGGGGTGACGTGCTCACCTTCGCCGACGGTCAAGCCGTGGCAGGCGACCGTGCGCACTTCCTGAGCGACGGCACCTACTGGTACGTGACGGCGACGTGCGCTGTCGCGGCCGGCATCACGATCACCGGCTGATGGCCTGCAAGAAAGGGAAGCGTCCCCCGAAGCGTTGACGCTCGGTTCCCGGCGCCCGTTAGCGCCGGGCCTTCTTCTGATTGCGGAGCGCCCTCATGTACGATAGCGTTCAAGTCTACTCGAACACGGCGGACGCAAACGCCGCACTCACCGGCCCCGTGAACGTGCACAAGGTGCAGGTCGAGAGCGCCGACGGCCTCGCCGCCCTCTCGGTCCAACTGCACGACGCGCTCACGGTGACGGGCACCGCCATTGTGAGCTGTACAACCGGACAGGTGTACGCGTCCAACTACGATCGCATGGCGCAGGTCGACTTCAACCCGCCTGTCGCGTTCGGCAAGGGCGTGTCGGCGAACATCACCGGCACCGGCACGTACCGCGTTTACTACGTCCGTCGGTAACGCCATGGCCTACGAATCCCTCTCGGTCTACGTCAACAACGCCGACGCGGACGCCGCCATCGCGGTGCCCGTGCTCGTGCACAAGATCGTCGTCGAGCACGCGGACGGCACTGGCGCCCTCTCCGTAACGCTCAACAACAACGCCACCAGGGCAGGCGCAGCGACGTGCGTCGTCGACGTCGGTGGCGCCAAGTCGGGTGCGTCCGCGACCGGGCTCGCGAACGATGCGACCGCGTACACGGCGACCGCCATCATTGACGGCGTCACTCGCGCCATCAGCGTCACCGGCTCCGCGGCGCAGACGTACACGAACCTGCTCACCGAGCTGAACACCGACTGCACGGGCGGCACCTGGACGATCTCGGGCGGCAACCTGCTCCTGACGTCCAGCACGACGACCGCAAGCTCGAACCTCGTCGTGACCGACACGACGCTCTTCGCGGCGCTCACCGGCTTCAAGGTGATCTGCGCGCCGAAGCGCCCCGCGCTGCCGAAGTGCTCTTGCACGACCCGACAGGTGTTCGCGAGCAACTTCCAACGCATGGCGCAGGTCGACTTCGATCCTCCGGTGCCCTTCACGAACGTGTCCGCTGAGCAGACTGGCACGGGCTACTATCGCGTGTACTACACGAGGGCCTGATGGGTCAACTGCGCTCCGCAACTCTCAAGTCGCCGGGAGGGTACGGGCTCAACCTCGCCGACGACATCGCCAACGACCAGTCGTACCGCTTCCTCGGCGCCGCGACGAACGGGGTAGTGGACGTCGACGGGAAGCTGTGCGCGAGGCAGAACTTCGTCAATCAGACGACCGGGCTCACGGCGACCGTGGCGCAGGTCTACATGCACCGCCACCTCGACGGCACCGAGACGGTCATCAGCGCGGGCAGCACCGGGAAAATCTACACCGGGCTGGCGACGGTCACCGAGCGTTACGATGACGCCGGCAGCGCGAACAACTGGCAGTTCGCAAGCCTGAACGGCAAGCTGTTCTGCGCGCAGACCGGGTGCACCTTCTACGCGATGACCGAGGGCTCGACGTGGGCGAGCGCCTCAGTGACCGAGCCGACCGCCGCGTGGGGCTCGACCAAGGGGCCGGATTGCTGCATCGCCGCGTACGGTCGGCTGTGGGCCGCTGGCGCCACGGACAGCAAGCACACGGTATGGTGGAGCAAGCTCCTCGACGGCGTAGCGTGGACAACCGGCGACGCCGGCAGCCTGGACGTCGACAACGCGTGGCCTGTTGGCCGCGACAGCATCACCGCGCTCTGCGCGGCGTTCGGCCGCCTCATCATCTTCGGCCGCAACGCGATCCTGATGTACACGCTGCCGGAAGACAACAACCCGGCAGACATGACTCTGACCGACGTCGTCAACGGTATCGGCTGCGTCGCACGCGACAGCGTCATCGCCGCGGCGGACGGGGTGTACTTCCTGAGCGACAACGGCGTATACAAGATCGACCGGCTCGCGCAGGTCACGTCTCTGATGAGCAGCCTGCCACAGTCGGCGCTCGCGAACGAAGAGATGCTCACGACAATCGCGGGCGAGACGCTCGCCCAGGTGCGCGCCGGCTACTACCCGCTGCAGGGATGGTACGTGCTCGCGTGCCCGACCGCGAACAAGACCTACGTGTTCCACACGCGGCAGTTGATCCCCCAGGTCAACCTGCCGCCCGTTACTGTATGGACGAACACCGGCAACGCGTACCGCGGGTTCACGATCACCAAGGAAGGCTACTGGTATTGCGCTGCGACGGACGGCATCTACAAGTACGGCGGCTACACCGCGGTGAGCGGCAACAACGCGTACTCGTTCGCGCCCTACGTGCAGTGGCTCGACCTTGGCGAGGTGTCGCGGCTCAAGCACCTCAAGTATTGCATCCTCACGCTCGAAGCGAAGAGCGCGCAGACGGGGACGGTCAACTGGCAGATGGATTACAAGGCGGGCACGACGCGCACCGCGAGCTTCACGTGCAACGCTGTGGAGTTCGCAGAAGACCCTGGGCTCGGCGACGTGAAGGTGCCGCTCGGTGGAAGCTGCAACGCGGTCAAGCTCGGTTTCTCAATCACGGTGACGCAAGCGGTGAAGCTGCACGCGATCACGCTAGGGTCGCTCGTCGGTAAGACGGCGGCCCGCCCGTAAGGGGACACAAGGCCATGGCAAACATCGCACCGGAGATCGTCAGCCTGTACCAACAGCTCGCAGGGCGCGACCCGGACCCGGCAGGCGGCGAATACTGGACGAACGCCCTGGCGCAGGGGGGCCTCGACGCGGTGTACGGGCCGTTCGCTGCGGGCCTCATGCAGAACGAGCGCGGCGCCCTCGCGGGCACGCCCGCGGGGCAGAACTACCTGCATCAGCGCGAAGACCCGGCGATGGAGTGGGTGCGCAACGCATACGAGCAGGTTCTCGGCCGCGAGCCGGAGCAGGCCGGCCTCGACTACTGGACACAGCAGGCGCTCAACAGCCCGGACAACGTCGCGCCCGCGTTCCAAGCTGCGGCGTACTCGGAGCTTGGCTACACCCCCGAGGTCGACGCACTCTACCGCACGTTCGCCGGGCATGCGCCCGAGCGGGCTGGCGGGCAATACTGGACGGGCGTACAGCAACAGCAGGGGCTCGACGCCATGCAGCAACTGCTGGTCGAGGCGCTGCAGAACGAAGAGAACC